ATAAAAGCCGAACAGAAACGAGCTCAACAGCTAGAATCAGAAATGAAAAAATCTGGCGCTAAAGCCAAAACTATACCCTTAAGTGAAATTGGGAAGGAAAAATAATGGCAGTCAATCTTTCGCCAATCGGCAACGGATTTCAGTTTTTTGATAACAATGGCGCACCGCTAAACGCCGGTAAGATTTACACCTATCAGGCTGGGTCTAGTACGCCACTAGCAACTTACACCGACAACGCCGGTTTGGTTGCGAATACCAATCCCATTATATTGGGAACAAGCGGCAGACCGCCAAATGAAATTTGGTTGACTGACGGGTTCTTTTATAAGTTCATCCTCAAGGACTCATCAGACGTAACCATCCAGACCTACGACAATCTATACGGAATCCTTGGAGTAATCCCAACGGTTGCGCCGTCATCAGTTCCGTCAGGCAGTATTTTGTTGTGGTCTGGATCAATTGGGTCTATCCCTGCGGGGTTTGTGCTTTGTAACGGATCTAACAGTACACCTGACCTAAGAGACCGGTTTGTGGTTGGTGCGGGATCAAGTTATGCGGTAGACGCTACTGGTGGTTCTGCTGATGCAATTGTAGTGACCCATAATCATACGGCAACATCAACTGATTCTGGTCACACACATTCTTATGTGACACCGGCAACTTACAACGTAGGCGGCGCTACTGGTGGTGGTGGCGTTTCTGCTAACCAAACAACATCTTCAACTGCATCGTCAACGGCAAACATTACAACAACCGTTGCATCGTCAGGAACTTCAGGAACCAACGCCAATCTGCCCCCGTACTACGCCCTGTGCTACATAATGAAAACCTAATATGGATTGGCAGACCGTCATCAATATCGGGTTGGGTGGTGTCTTGGCTGCGTTGGGCTGGTTTGCCCGCGAGATATGGGACTCACTCAAAGAGTTGCGTAAAGACACCCACCAGATAGAAAAGGACTTGCGAGAGCTTTATGTTCGCAGGGATGACCTAAAAGAAGTCCGGGTCGAGATGACCGCAAGGTTTGACAAGCTAGAGAGTTTAATTGGGTCGCTATATGATCGGCTAAACGACAAGGCAGACAAATGAATTATGAGCGACATAGACCCAATCATTACGGCGGCTCAACAGGCTACCCAAGGCATAAAGTCTGCCATCAAGTCTGGTCGTGAGATCAGCCAAGCAGTAGAGTCAATCCAGAACTTTGGAGTTGCGGAACTAAAAGCCCGCCAAGCCTATAAGCTAAAGACCAAGACCAAGACTGACGAGGTCACGATTATGACCGCCATGAGTGAGTGGAGACGGTTATATCGGATCAAACAGATGGAAGATGAGGTCAAGGAACTACTCTGCCAGCAGTTTGGCGAAGACGAGGGCCGCATCCAGTTTGGCAAGGTCTTAGACCTAAAAGAAAAGATGCAAAACGAGGTTAGAACCAATAAACAAGAACTGACCGATGACCTAAAACGCTGGCGGTCAGTCCAAGTCTACGCGGTAGGCATGGCTACCCTATTGGTCACCCTTTACTACATCTACAAGGGTCACCTGTGAGCGAGCGCCAAGACACCCTAACCAAGGTCTTAAACTATGTGGATAGCCCTTTTAAGCTATTTGCGCTGATCCTGATGGCAATCCTAGCCTTTGCTGGGTACATCGTTTACGACCACCGAGACTTGATTGTTGGGACGTACAAGGAACACCAAAAGCTCCCCCAAATAGCCGAGGGGCGGGTCGATGACGCGGCTACCCACCTTTTTAAGCATACCAACGCCCAAGTGGTCGCTATCTTCAAGGTCAACCCCCTAATTGGCTCGCGGGTCTTGTACCGCGCCTACACAAAAGAGGGCAGGGATAAGACTATGGAAGGTTTAGACGTTGGCCTATTTACCAGCAACGCCAGTAACAATAAGGACGTAGTTGCGCTCATGGCTAACGAGATCCCTTGCGGGGAGTACAAGGCCGCGCAGTCCGAGGTGGGGCTTTGGTACATAGAAAAGGGCATGACCTTTGGGTGTAGGGTAAGCGTCCCCCCCGACCATAGCCGGTTTATAGGCCAGATTACCGTGGGCTGGGCTACACCGCCAGCCAACTTAGACCAAGCAAAAACCATGTTGCAGATTGCCTCAACCATCCTAGCGAAGGAGAAAAAATGATCCCAATCGGTATGCTTTTAGAAGTAGGTAGCAAGATCCTAGACAAGGTTCTACCCGACCCCGAGGCCAAGGCCAGAGCCCAAGTTGCGCTTATGGAGATGCAACAAAAGGGTGAGCTTGCCCAGATCCAAGCGGACATGAACGAGCAAGACAACCTGACCAAGCGGGCCGAAGCGGACATGAAGTCAGATTCTTGGCTATCCAAGAACATCCGACCGATGACGCTGATCTACATCCTGACGGCCTACCTAGCTCTTGCGGTTATGGACGCTATGGGTCTAGACATCTCTGACAACTTTGTGTCCCTTTTAGGCCAATGGGGGATGCTGGTCATGTCGTTTTACTTTGGCGGCAGAACCTTGGAAAAGGTCATGGACATGAAAGGCAAAAAAGATGCAGCTAAGTGAGCATTTTTCCTACGAGGAACTGACCCGAAGCGAGACCGCCGAGCGTAACGGCTGGCTCAATATTCCATCAAATGCGGAAAAAGAGAACTTGATCCGTCTTGCGGAGCTATTGGAAAAGGTCAAGGTTGCGGTCGGGGGTAAACCCATAATGATCAATTCAGGCTACCGGGGCAAGCAAGTCAATGACGCGGTGGGCTCCAAGGACACCTCCCAGCACCGGCTAGGCTGTGCGGCAGACCTACGGGTTCCCGGCATGAAGCCAAGGGAGGTCGTAGAGGCCTGTATAGCGGCCTCTGTGCCCTTTGACCAGATCATCCTAGAGTTTGATAGCTGGACTCATATCAGCGTCCCAAACACCCCGGAAACGTCCCCACGCGGTCAGGCGTTAATCATTGACCGGCAGGGGACTAGGACTTACAGTTAAGACGCTTTCTCTTTGCCCTTACGGGCCTTACGACCCCCTTTTCGGGGGTTCTTTTTTAGTACAGCGGGGCGCACGTTACATCAATAACTACGTCCCTAGTCACCCCTCCCACGGCCCTGCGACCGTAAATAACCACAGCCCTAGTCCTAGCCGCCTGACAGTCCTGAATGGCGTTGGCGGTCTCCAAGCGGGTCATGGCGTGGACTTCCTTATCCACGATGAGCTTCTGAGCCGGGGGCGGTACAGAGTAGTCAGCGGGGTTTGTGGCGCACCCAGTTAGGGCGAGAACTATCAGTAGTCTTTTCATCTTTTTTTTCCTTTTGTGAGCAAACAAAGCAGACCATCGCGATCATCGCAATCATCCACAGAATAAAGAACCAAATGTCAGCGGCAACTAAATGAGAAATAAAAGTCATGGCTCACCTACCTCCTTAATATTGACTATTACCTGAACTGGTTTGGCCTTGTAGTACCAGTACAAGTTCCTAGTTAACCACTCATTAGCCGCCCGCTGTGTTCTAAATGTGAGATTCTTAAAGGCTTCTTGCGGCATTGCACCATGTTCTATCTGAACGTAGCGGCCTCTTGAATCCTTAAGAGCCCAGCACTTAATCCTGTTCGGCATCTGATTTTCCGATTGAGGTCAGGGCTTGCGATAACTGCCAGCGCATATCCAAAATGATCTGCGTAATTTTTTCGTTATCGCTAAACGCCGGGGTTCTGGTCAGGCGCTTTAGTTCCGACAGGTTTAGGTCAATCTTAATAATCATCGAAGAAATATCTTCCATAAGTCCCCCTAGAAAGGAATGTCGCTATCTAAATCTTCAATCTTTTCCTCGCGCACCTTGTCTCGCGGGGCTCCAGCGAACTCCAGCTCATTTAGCCGCGCTCTGAGCGAAGTACCCGTGGTTCCGTCCTTGCGCTTGTATTCCTCAAGGTGGGGCTCAGACAGGGTCACAAAGAGGCTTTGGCCCTTGATTAGGTGAGATTGGAGCTTCTCCACGCGGTCACCCCACATGGTTGCGGAGATCCATTGCGTAGGCCGCTTTCCATCAGCGCCTTTCTTGCCGTAGTCCATAGCCAGCGATAAATCCATGACGGGCTTTCCATCACCGGTATGGCGAATTACTGGGTCTTTACCGATACGAGCTAATCCAATTAGTAACATTTTTAATCCTTATCAAAGTAAACTGCTTTGTTGTTGTAAAAATCAAACAGGGCATCACACTCAGCTAGAAACTGCTCGGCTGCGTCCTCAACCACCTTGATCTCCTCCGGGGTGGGTTTAAACTTCTTGATGAACAAGTCCTTGCCCTCACCCATACGCGGGTCGTAGGAAACGAACCAGACCGCCTTACCCGTGACCGCCGCCTGTAACGTCATCTGCGGTTTGTATTCCGCAGGGACTTCTTGGTTGGCGATATATTTCATGTGTGTCTTAGTTTTGGGACACTTGACTTCTATGAGCGAGCCGTCAGACACAAAACCGTCTGGCGAACAACCTAGAAACGGTATACGCGGGTGGTCTATGAACCGAGTGTCCGTAACTATCAGGCCACAGACAGACTCAAACCTTTCCTTTGCCGCAGCCTCTTGTTCCACCCCCCATTGCATATCGCTGGTCGTGTACTTGTCCGCAAAGGTATTGGTGATCCGTTCCGCGACAATCTCATAGCGTAGGTTCTCGCGCTCGGTGGACTCCTTGCCAGACTTCAAGAAGTTCATAGCCGCCGCCATACGCGAGGCTGTGAGCTTGCCCAGCCGGTCGTTCCACCAGTTCCCGTCTAACTGGAATGGATTGGCCTCACGCATCTCTTGGCTCCCCTATTTTTAAAACACCTTTGGACTCTTTAAGTTCTGCGCCCTTGTGCGCGGCCTCAGTCCTGACCAGCTCACGTTCCTCTGGGCTCAGAGCTTTCCAAAAAACTGAGAGGATCTCAGGGCTCGATGCCTCATTGATTAGCTTGACCAGTTCCTCTTTAGTCTTGGTCGCACGTTTCTTAGGCGTAGCTTGCTGGTGGATAGCGTTCTGTACTTCATTCGCGGAACCGAACTCCATGCCACCCCAGCCCGCAGCCGCCAAACACCGACCGATTGCGCTGGTCTCTGCGTTTTCTAAAGCGGATGTTGAGTTAATTTGGCTAGAGGCTCTGAACTCCTCTGCGTGACCCGTAGCGATGCACTTGCCTAGGTCTGTGTAGATCCGGGCTTGCATGATAACTACGGTATCGTCTGCCTTGATTATTTCGGTAGACAGTTCCCAATCCGGGTGAGCCTCGCGGAACTTCTGAACCCGCAACGCTACGGTTTGGTATTCCTTGCCTTTGATATTAACTATGCCTGTGTTCAAGTTATTCTCCTTAGATAAACATTGCCATTATTGCTACTAGCGCAAGTAGAGCGCCACCTATTAAATCACCAATCTGGTCTTTAGTCATTTGGTTCCCGCCTTAATCAAAATATATTCTGCGTAACGGGTCTTGTCTTTCTGAATCATAATCGTGTTGATTAACCAGCCCTCATTACGCAAGTTAAAAATAATGTCGGCTAGGCGTGTAGCGCGGTACAACTGAATCGCCTCCCAGCTAGTGATTTTTTTCTTGGTAACTAAGTGGTGCGCTACTTTGTCAATTTTAGTGCTTGGTGCTTTGCTCATCGTACTTTCTCCTTAGATTATCAAACTCAGTTGCCAACTCGATTAAGCGGGCTCTCGACTTCTCAAACGACTCCGGGTCACGCATAAAACTTAAATCACGAACTGCTTGGGCTACACCAAGACACTTGTAAGCAATCAGGTCTAAGTGCTGAATAGTTATCTTTTCTTCTTGTTCCTGTTGCTCTAACTGTTGCTGGTGGTGTTCTGCGTCAGTCATTTTGTTACCTCACAGTCTTGGTGGTCGGTTATGAATCGCTCAAGGCAGTCATGGTCAGACGTAAAGATGCGACCCTTGCAATGAACGCATTGGTGGTAATAGCCTTGGGGTGTTGTTACTTTGAGGATGTGGTCAACTGGATCGTCTCTGTATATTGACCAAGCGGGTGATGTTGTCATTTATTCTCTCCGGTAGTGGGGGCCGAAGCCCCCGGTTAATTATGCTTTACTGCAAAATTTTGTGTTGGCAACCCATTTGCCGCCAACTAATTTGTTGTTTGCGCCGATTTCGCGCAAGACAGGAGAAACTTCACCGTTTAAATCGGTATGAGAACCGACAACGACTGCAACGGTATTAAAGTTGCGGACATAATGTCCGATGGAAACAAAAGAACCGCAGGGTAGTTGGAAAACGTCTTGAAACATGGTGAAGCTCCTTTAGAGATCCGGTCTGAGCGTTGACCGTGATATGAATAGTAAACTGTTTACTGCCCATGTCAACACCTTTTATCAATTATTTTTAATTCCCCTACAACTTGTGGGGTTAATCTATCTTGGACGTTATTGGAAACCGTATACAATTTCGTGGTCGGAAGTGACGCTCCGGTGTTTGGCGATAACCGTTCCACCCAGAACCCTTTAGTGGGGGCTTGTAGTCATCGTTTGGTTATCGCCCGATGCTGGCCTGTCAAGCCCAAGTCTCCACTAAAGGGTTTTTCCATTTCCGACTGCGCGAAACGCCAGCAAAGTAGAAGGCGGGGATGGGATAGAGGCCGTGGAATAAGTAGCCACGGAGCCGGGGTCGACACCCGCTATATCCGTTCAGAAGTGGGCACGGCTACCTGATAGAGCGTTGTTACGCA